GCCAACTAGCTTGCCGATATTGTTATTCTTTACTTTTTCTGTAGGACCAAGTTGACCTACACGCTTTTGTTCTGGACCTAAGTCTTCTTTAACTTCTTCTTCATCATCATACTTCCAAAGATCAGTTAATGATACACCGGGCTTAAAGTAGCGATGTAACTTGTCACCTAGAATGTCTACAATAGAATGATCGTACCCATCTTTGGTCATCTGGTCGTGCTTTGGATGCTTTTCACTGTAGTAACCTTCCGCTTCGTCAACTTCTTTATTCTTTTCACGCTTGATTAATTTTTGCTGTAGTTCGGCAGGGGAACCCTTACCGACCTTCGCCGATAATGCCTTTTCCTTTTGATCAGGTGACAATGATTTTGTTGCTGCCTTCACAGAATCAACATCATGCATCCCCTTTTCCCATCCTGCTGCTCCGCGCTTGAATGCTTTGTTGGCGTCACGCATTTTCTTTAGTAGACCCTTGCCGCTCCATGTGGTTGCGGCTTCGTCAACTTCTTCTTCTAGCCCCACTAGTGCTGCGCCTAGTCTACCAACATTAGTCCAAGCGTCTCGGTCACCGGGCAATTGATAACCAGCATCAATACCTTTTATTTTAGAAGCTTCGGCATTCTTTGGCTCTTTCGGATCCAATTGTCCTGCTGCTTTATTGATGGCTGAATCTTTTGATGGTGTAGTATCCGCAGATGCTTCTGGAGCATCAGCACTGTTTACTAGTACACCTGCTGAATTGGCTAGTTGCCATTCTTTAGCAGCAATGTCTTTTGCTTGTTGGGGACCAAATGCTCGTACTACTAGTTTTTCCTTTGTTTCAGGATGAGTAGCATCAAATGTCTTATCACCGTTTCCCACTACTCTAGGCTGACTGTTAGGGGCAGATTCCATTTGTAATTTTTCATTAATGATATCGTCTGCCCATTCGGCAAGTGTATCAAGCTCGTCCATTTCGGTTACGGTCTTCTTCAATCTTGAGAGAATAGGCATTACCGATTCAATTCTTGGGTCTAAGCTGCTTGACATAAACATTTCACTGATATCTTCCGAAAACTCATCTTCCATTAAGTTCGGAGTCCAAGATTCAAAATATGCGTGATATCCGCGATGTCCTGTCAACTTGTGTAAGGTTTCACGTAGATTATTATAGTGATTGGTTCCTTCGTTGATCAACAATTGTGCTGACTCATTGAATTCTTTGTTGCGAGTAGCACGGACAAATCCTGCCATCTTGTTATATTCTTCGCAAACTGATTTAATGTGGTTCCAACGATCATCATTAGGCAATCCACCTTCTGCGATGTGACGAGCATAAACACGAGCGATACCAGGACGAGTTGTAGGGGCTAAGAATCTTTCACCGTCTTGATTTTCAAGGAAGATACGAGCCACGTTGCGATAACGTTGTTCACCTTCTTCAAGTGCGCGGTTGTGTTGTAGAATGATTTTTACGTTAGGAATAGCATCATTGTATGATGCTTTTTTGCCCATTGGATGGTAGCTTTCACCTAATTTTTCTTTCATCTTATAATAATCTCGCTGTCTCATATCATCGCCCAAACGATCTTTATTTGACAACTCAAAACTAAGCTGTCTACGTTGCGCCCATTTCTTTAGATGCTTTAAGAAACCTGTCCATGTATCATCATAGTCTACACCTGGGGTAATAGTGTTAGGACTTTCTTGCTGTTCTTCGTCAAAATATACCTTGATGTTACTAGCGTCATCAATACTAATCCAAACCTTCCCGTAGTCTTGGCCATCTTTGGTGAAGGTGAATTCGATTACGTCCGCTTCTTGTGAAGCTCGTACACGCTGATTCTGAGAATTTAGGGGTACTGGTTTGTAGCCTCTTACTTTTAAGAGGTCATATAGGTCGCTATTGAAGGTTTCAGTGTCTTGTGCCATGTTAATATTTATGCCAACTTAGCCTAGAACGGCAAAGAATGGCAATGGCTGAATTATCTCATCGTGGTCACGAATTTGACTTTCTAGGTCACCGTGATAGTCCGCAAGCTGTTGCATCATCCTAACAGCCAATAGTGTTGCCATAACTAAATCGTCAGTATCACCGATCTTTGCCGCATAGCTTCCTCCACTAGCAACAAACGCTTTTAGTTCTGAAATCAGTGAACGACTATAGATAGTCATCTTCTTTGATTCTAGCAGAGTCTTGAATTTAGCGCAAGCAGCAAGTTTGGGTTTATTACTCGTGTTAAAGCCCTTGCGCTTCTTTCCGGGTTCGCTGACAAAGATACCCGGTATATTGCTCTCGCCGTACTCGTTTAGCGACACAAGTGCTGCTTCACCGATACTATTGTTTTCAATACTATAATAAATGTTGTTGGGTTCTTCTGTTTTTTCAGCAATAAACTTACAGATTTGTGCCATCAATTTAATCTGACTAGGAATGTCAGTTTTATTGTGCTTCCATTCACCAATCTGTGTTGTAGTGCTTGCGTCAAAGATTTGAATAGCAGCAGGGTCGCCACCTGTACCCAAGCTAGGATCAAGCGCAACTACATATATTCTACCCTTTTCAGGTTGTTTATACCAACGAACTTGACCCATGCGTGAAACCGGCTCGATACCTTCTAATTCAAATAGTGCGTTTGGGTTGATCAGTGTTTCGTCCGCAATCAAGAATTCGCAATCCATTTCACGTTTGAATCGATCTTCACCAAGCTGCGCTCTCATTTGCTCAGCCCACTTTTCATCACGCTCAGGATGCTCGTTCCAGTAAGCTCTGTATGCTCTGAATCCGTTTACTCCCAACTCAGTTGTGTTACCAAATTCGTCTTCTGTCTTGTTAGCTTGTTTCCAAATAAGAGCAAACTGATCTTCGTCACTGTTTGGCGTTGATGTAATGATCGCCTTACCACCAGTTGATAGAGTAGGGGTAATAGCAGTCCAGAACTCCGTTGCGATACTGGGACGCACGAACGCAAATTCGTCCAGATATAATAATGAAATAGACATACCACGACCTGTGTTTTCAGTCGTAGTAGCACTTACAATACGTGAACCATTCTCGAAATCGAGTGACCCTTTGTTGTACGTAGTTACACCAGCTTTGATATGGTCAGGGCAATTTTCATACGCATATCTAATACGTTGCATAATTTCCTGAGCACCAGTGTACTTGTGGGCAGCAATCAAAATAGTTGAGTCGGGTACAAACATAGCATACCACAATAGATAGCCAGCAGCACTTGTACTCTTACCGGTCTGTCTAGGCATTAGTGAAATGCTGAAACGATAGCTGTGATATGTATCGATCAGTTTCTTTTGGAACTCCCAAGGGTGATAGTTCATTGCCCCGCGAGTAGGATGCTGAATCATAAAGAAGTTATCCATGAAGTATAGATAACCTGTTTCCGGATCACAACATTTCAGAAAGTCATCAAGTTCTTTTTGGTTCTTGAAGACCGTCTTCTTATATGGATCTTTAATTAATGTAGGTGTGTTTCCACTCATAAAATATCTTAGCTTACTTTAATCACCGCAAAGTTTACAATAGGAGTATCAGTTAACGCCCCGGTACCATTATTGGTCAACGTAATGTTGAAGCTACCTACCTGCACTCTAGTAACGCTAATTGAATAACTGTTGGCAGTAACACCGTTTTGTATCGCAACAATCGGAACGTCGGTGACTGCCGTGATATAGGTATTATTTACAGTGAAAGTAATTGCTTCTCCTTTAGCAATAGAAGAATTGTTCATTGTAATTTGTCCTGTTCTACCATTACAAGTTACTGCTGTTGCTTTGCTTGTTAACTGGGTAGCAGTAGCATTGTTATTGGAAACATCATACCTAAACGTATTTCCTGCTACTACATTGTCGGTAGAGCTAATCTTAGTAGCAACTAACCCATTAGCACTATCAATTGTTGCTATCTTAGTAAGAGTATTACTACCTATCGCACAAGTCCAGAAGCTTAAATTACTACCTGCATTGGTCGTAGTGAAGTTTTCCATCGCTTGGTAAACAATACGGGCGCTTCCAGATCCTGCAACAGTATTACCATTATACCCAGTACTACTAATACGAATAAGCTCATCGCCTGCTTGTACTGGTGTAGGCGAAGTTACTGTTCCATTGATTCTGCGACCTACAAATGCCGCAAAAGTTCCGATACCATCGTTGTACAATCTACTAGGAATGTTTGCCTGACCAGTTAACTGTAACATGACACCAGTGTTTACCGGAGGAGAAAAGTTGCCTGACGTACTACCGATAATATTAACTGCGCCGGCAAGCGGATCAGCATCAGGAACAAGAATCTTAATTTGACCATCGCTAGTCGCACTGAAATATCTGTTAGCAACGTTTGGTGGCAATCCGTCTGGTTTGTAGAATCCAATATTGCCTACTAGCTGAATTTCAGCATTACCGTTTGTCTGCAAAACCATGTCTTCGTCAATGTTGACAATACTTAGTACGTTATTGCTAGCAGTAAAATCCCCGAAGCTTAATGGTAAGTTAGCAGTGTCAATCGTCAATAAGCCATCATTACTAATGTCTACTCCGGGTCCAGGCTTGATACCACCGATCTTATTATTAGCTGCCGGGGAAATATTCCCGGTAATAACTAGATTGCCGTTGATGGTGCCGGTATTTGCGGTAATAGAATTAAAAGAAGCGTTAGCATTAGTCTCTAAGTCAACAACTAATCCACCTGGAGTAACCCCGTCACTTACACGAATACTATTAGTGTCAGGATTATACCATAAACGGTCTTTTTGACCGACATATGTTTCAGTGTTTGCGTTATTATCACGGCTAGTGAAGAAGTTTTGAATAAAGCTCATTCAATTACGACTCCAGTGGTTCGTCGTCACCTAATTCAGACATTACAACCGGATCAATTAGTCCTGCGTTACGCTTGATAGCTTCTAGTTCACCGTATGAGTGCTGAGTTTCTTCCTCATCTTCATCACCGTCATAGATATTGTCTACGCCAACTGCTTTCTTTAATAGTTCCATCTTTAACTGTAATGGAGGAACAAACAAATCGTCCGGCTGTTCAGCTTGATCACATCCACAATCTTCGCCACCTGAGTCCGGTTCTGAAAGATAATCGTCGGGCACAACTTCGGGTTGTGGTTCTTGCTGCTTAGCGTCAATCATGTCTGCGAGTTGTCTAAACAACCGACTAAGGGATCCTTGGTGCATAAAAAATACTCTCATATTGCTATGAGAGTATTTATTCCCAATTTTAAATTTATCACTTAATGTCTAATGGTCTTGCCTTAGTAGCAACAATACAGAAGTACTTTTCTTTTGCGGTCTGCGTTTTCTCTGGATCCGCTGGATCCTGAATGTTTAAATCAAACTCAAGATTGTTGAAGCTGTCGATGTTAAAGCCGCAGCGCATTAACAATGCTCCTAATTGGTTAGCACCAAGAATGCTATAGTGGTTAGGATTATACTCGTGCTTTCTATCGCAGTCGGGGGCAGGAACTTCGATATAAATCTTACTACCCTGCTTGAGAACACGATTGTATTCCATCAAGCTAAAGATAGGATAGGGACTATGTTCTAATGCGTGACGTAAGAAGATGAAGTCCACTGATTCGTCATAATAGCCATCCTTCTGTGGAAGGAAGCTTAGATCATACTTCTTAATATCATGACCCTTACCTTCACAGATAGCAATATCGCCCGGACTTAATGTAACCCCGTGAACATTTGTATATTCACGTTCCTTCATTTCGTCTAGGAAGTAACCAGGACCGCAGCCTAGGTCAAGGATATGTGCGTCCTTAGGCAAATTGAGAGGGTCAACGTAAGTTTCTACTACCTGCTTAGTAAGCTGGCGATGAAACTGACTATCGCCTTCATCATAGATATGTGCTGTATAAAGCCATTCGTTGTAAAACTTTAGCTTTACGAGGTCGAGGGTTTGATTGATATCGATTAAGTTGTCCATAAAATTACTTATCAGGTGATTTTATGCTGGTTATTTTTTTCTGTAGTCTTTTGGTCTTTTTGCTATAGGACTTACTTTATTGATAGTATCTATTTCACTACTCTTACTATATGGAACCACCGATTGATGTTCTGTGGGTACAGTTTTCATAGCTTGGTGAAGCATATTATGTTCTGTTTCAGTATAGGGATGAACAGTGTTGAATTTTTCGATCCAGCTAGCACTATCCATTTGTATTGGTTTTTTGTCTTTGCCGTCCGCAGACGCCATTGCCATTCCCAAACGGTTCAGGTGGTAGGTTCTATCATATCCGCCAGCGTCACGAACCTTATGAGTTCCAGGCGATGCTTGCTCAGCACGTTTAGATATCTTTCCCTGCTTAGCTTCGTTTATAAATTCGTGCGCTCTCATCGCTTATAGCCCTTAAAAGGTTTCATTGGTGACCCTGTTTCTGTATCATCCATTTCATCACTGCCGGGAGTGCTTACAGCTTTTTTACCACTCTTGCCCACCTTACTGAGTGCCTGATCGATGACTTTACCTACATCAGGATCGAAGCTGCTGACAACTTGTTGTTCGCCCCAAGCACTAGTGGCTTTGAATTCTGGCTCATATCCGTCCATGACTCCATCACTTTTTCCCTGCTCGCCTCTAACCGCAGCGATGGCTACGCCAAATCGATATAAATCATAGAAATCATTGTTCTTTAATTCAGGAATGACATAGGTGTTAGGTAATGCCTTAGATGCTACATCTAAACCATCATGAACTTGGTCTAGTCGTTGTTCAAATATAAACTCTCTTGCTCTCATTAGCCTGCCTGTTCGGTTTGTACGATTAAATCGTTTTCTGTGGTTAGAACCGCATCTACGTAACCATCTAGTTGTAAGAACAAGCCCGCAACATTAGCTCCGGTCCAGATAATTTGAGAACCAACTAAGTGGAAAAGCGTATTAGCTGTTAGTGGGCTAGCAAGAATTTGAACATTTCCACCAGAAACAACCATGTTATATGAAGCTAGTGCGTTTCCGAAAAAGCTTGTGCCACTACCCACAAACTTTACGTCATCTGCTGCTTGGTTTATTTGAGCATATAGTTGAATTGTCTGTGAATCGTCTGTGGAAGGGTCTGCTGTGTAAAGATACAACTGACCTACAGTAAAAGTATTTGCTGGCGTTTCAAAGATTACTTGTCCAGGTGTGTTCCCTACAGTATAAGAACTTTCTGTGTTTAATGCTGTGGGAAATAAGTTAGAGAAGTTATTATTAATCTTAGCAAACGCTACACGTAATGGATCGCCTTCACCATCGTTAGGTAGTGTACCAATGTTAATAATTTCTTGAGTTGCCATAGTAATCTTCCGTTATTATTATGTATTTATCAAACGGGAGACCAGATTACTTTTTGGTAGCGTCTTCGAAAATCTTCTTTTGCTTTTGATACCACTCGTTCCAACCTTCAACCTTGCGTTCGCATTCGTGGTATAGAACGTAGTTTTGTACTACAACCTTAGTAAATTCGCTGAGACTCATTCCCTCAGTTGCTTCCTGTAACTTAGCACACTTTTCTTGTAATGTGGCAGGAGCTTCCGGGAACTTAGGAGTTGCTGGGACTGCGGTTATGCTACAACCAGTCAACAATAGTAGAAACGTTGCTGCTAAAACCGATTTCACTTGGGTTCTCCGTCTAGCTTGCTAGTATCTAGTGTTGCTGCTGCGTTGTGAGCATTGATCACTTCTGCTGGAAGTTCACACTTATTGTTGTACTTGATGACTTCTCTATCAACATATTCGGTGATGGTCTTGCCCTTCAAACGGATAACTTCTGTATCCTTGACGATCTTTTCTACGATTTCGGTGTTAGTCTGTGCTGCTTTGGCTTCTGCTTCCGCTAATTTCTTTTCAAGCTCTGCTACAGCTAGTGCTTGATCATGCTTGTATGCTAAGCCACCCTCAAGATATAATCCAGCAGCAATCAACACAAGAGAAACTACTTTAATAAGATAGTTATATGTGTTGACAAGAGGAATGCGTTGAACAAAGAGTGCTACCAGTAATCCTACGATACCGGTTGATAGGACAGTGTGAATTGTCCATTCGGGAAGCAATGCGAGTAACCAATAGATAGACATAACGTATTATTTATTCCGTAGTTCTTATTTTAGTAGTAATCATGTCCATAGCACAATAGCAATCATATACGTCACATTTGAAGGGTTCATTGAAGAATGTAAGAGAGTCAGGTTCAAACGGTGTCTTGTTTCGCTTACATCCTCCTCTAAACTTAAATCCAGGTTCAATATTCATCGTATCTATGCCGGCATAGCAATCCCACCCTTCAAATCTGTTTTCCCCGGTCTTCATCATTTGAATTACGTTTTTAGTTTCTACCGAACCGTCACCATAGAATACATTCGCATGTGTATCTAATGGCATTTGATTCTTGGGTATGTGTTCACATGTTTTTTTCTGAGGGAACTTCTTACCTAAATTGATGTTGTAGTGGTTTACTAATTTTTCAAATTTTTCTTTGCCTACTGTGTCTTCATCGATTCTATATGGCACGATATCCATTGCGTTAGTAGTAACAATGTTTCCGGTATTCTCTATCAGATAATCTAAACCTTCTAATACATAATCAACTGAGTCTTTTGTGTATGTAGAGGGATTGATGATCAGTGTGGGTTCGTCTAGAAATAGATTAGACACTTCTGCTAGATGCTTGTAGTCCGCGTTTTGTTGACTATGAAATGTCATATAGATTAGATCCATAACTCTAGCGTCTCTGAGGGCAGTCCACCAGCGTAATGTTCTACTACCATTGCTGATCAATGACGTATACGCGCCTTTCTCTTTCATATACGATACGAGTTCTATGAAGTTAGGATATAGCGTAGGCTCTCCGCCAGTGAGTTGAATCCAATATGGCTCTCCTTCACATGCCTTAGCAATCGAATCTACGATTTTTTTGTTAGTTTCTAGGTCTTGCCATCCGACTAATCCCTTTTTGTTTTCATCACCGCAGAAAGGACAGTCGTAATTACACTTGTCATGTAATTTCCATTCAACTAGTTTATAAGGGAACTTGTCAAACGTTTGAATTTTTACTATATTATCCATAGAACTTTCTTACCTTATCAACTATATATTCGACTTCGCTATCATCTAGTTCCGGATATATAGGAAGACTTAGTACCCCTCTAGATAGAGCAACACTAGTGCTGATAAGGTCAGGCTTCTTTATGATATCTTTAGCAATGGGCAATTCGCTAAGAGCATAGGGATAATGTATCTTAGCTTCGATCTTGTTATCCAATAGATATTGATACAACTCATTACGGTCTTGAGTGTATATCACAAACTTTTGGTGTGCGTGTTGTTCAACGTTAGTGAATGGTTCGCTGAGACACCTAAAGGGCATGTCTTCAAAGCCATTCAAATAGTAATGACATATTTCCCTACGCCGGCGTTGCCACTTGCCGATGTACTTACTGCGTACCAACAAGTGACTACATTCCAATTCACTCATCTTACTGTTAGTGCCGGGGTAATAGTGATCTGGCTTACCGTTATTTTTAAAAACGTTGACCCATTCGTACAACGATTCGTCATTAGTTACGATTGCGCCGCCGTTACCACTACTAGGTAGATTCTTAGTAGGATCAAAGCT